TTTTAACCGCCTACGACATTACGTTGTAGGCGGCGTTCCGAAATTTATTTCGATGCAGTCAGCATTTTATTTGTTTTAATTGTTGCTTCAATTATAGTGGTTAACCATTCGGTAATATCACCATAGTTAGCCATAATAAATTCTTTTGCTTCTTCACTAAGCATCTCTTCTGTCTTTTCAAGAGCCATTTGAAGAGCCGCAGTTTGCTCTTCGGGAGTAAATTCATTTCTATTCTTCAGCGTGTCAACAAAAGTTTGGCTTACGTAGTTAACTACAGTCTCAACTGTCTTTTGTATCGAATCAAGTATTCTTTTCTCATTATCAGATTGAGCCTTGTCTTTCGCCAAAGTAGTTTTAATATTGATAAATTTAATTAACTTGGTAGTTAAAACTGGAATTACTCCAATTAATACAATACTAAGTAAATCTAAAACTGTTTTTAAAACTAATGAACCAGTCATTTCCTTTTCCTCCTTATTTAATTAAATAATTCATACTAACCCAACCACTTGGGCAATAACCCCATTTGCCATCAGTACTTAATTTAGTAATTGAAATTTTCATTCCTTTGGGGAAATAATTAACTGCTTTACCTTTAATTTTAAGTATCTGACTTTTAGCATTTGAGGTAAATTGATTATATTTAACTTTTGCATATTTTGTTCCAGCGCCCGCGCGCACATTAACGTCTGCTTTTACAGTATAATTTCCCGTCTTTTTCGTGGTCGTCGATGGCGCCGCCGCTGTAGACGTACTACCAGCCCTTAAAAAAGCCTTAGGATCAAAGTAAGTACGGTTCTAACTTGATACATAATAACCGCCTGAAAGCTTGCCTGGCTTACTAACATCAACGTGAAGATGGCGGCCTGTTGAATTACCCGTATTACCAAGATAACCAATTACTTGACCTTTTTTAACAGTATCACCAGTTTTAACAGTAACAGAGCCTTTAGTCATATGCTAATAGCGCCAACGGTATCCATCTGCGGTTTCGATATATACATAGTTGCCCATACCTTTTGTACCAGTATCTTTGATTACACCAGAAATTGAGTTTTGATATGATGTAACCTTGCCACCCTCAATAGCTACAATATAATCATATCCATTATTTACATTAGGATTGCCAATAACGTCAATTCCTTTATGAAGAGATCCATTGCTATAAGTATAGCCAAAATCAAGCGTCATATAATGCTCTCCCTTTTGCAATACATTCGTTTTGATTCCAGAAAGTTTCGTAGACATTTTATCACCCCATTAATTCAGTATTATCGTCCTCGTCGTATATAGGGTCGTCGTGAACAAAGTAGTCTGTTGATTCGTGCAAGTCAAAATCTGATTCTTTTAGTTGAAATCCCTTTTCTTCTTTTAACTTAATTCGGTCTTGAACGCGCCAGATTGAAGTTACGCGCTTTACTATATAAATTAGTGTTGTTCCCGCAATTTCAATTCCGAATACTTCATACCATTTCTCTGTTAAAGTGGGCGAAAGCTCGGTTCCAGTAATCCATTGGAACAAGTATGCGCCCACTCCATAGAGAATACAAAGAAGTAAAGAAGCAACTACCATTACCGAAAGGAAATTAGGTTTCTTCATTTCTTCACTTCCTTACGTTTAATAGATACAAGAATTTCTTTTTTTACATCTAGGACATTGTAATTTATATTCTCCACCTTTTACATTAGGAAAAGTACATGTCCATATATTGCCGCAAGAGCGACATTCAACTCGTTCTGTGCGCCAGTTCTTTTTATTGATTTTTTTAATACCGTCTGAAAATGCTTCAAATAATTTGTCAAGTATCATTTAAATCAACTCCTTTAGGTTTGTAATACCCATTCATATGTGAGTGTTTTGTATGTATCGCCAGATACCGTTCCTACTAAAGCATATGTGCCATTAGTAGTCTTAGGAAGTTCAGGTACTAACATGTATCTAGGCCCTATGTTCCATATACAATAGTTCTCATCTTCTGGGAAAGCAAAAGTCATTTCATCAACTGTGTCTTCCTTAAATATTTTGCATACTAAAATTATTGAAGTTTTATTTTGTTCTGTATGATATTGTACAGTCGTAACATTTAATACCGCTAAGCCTTCTGTGTTTGAAGGTAAATCAATCTCTTCGTTTTGTCCCCATACAACGCGCAGAGCCTAGCCTTTAGCTAATGCTGCTTCAATGCTTGCATATGTTGCAGTTGAAGGACAGCGCGCCTCGCCATCAACCACTTCTCCCGCTGTAGTCAATACTTGTACTACATATGGAGGAACTTCAAGCGAACTTTCGATAGAATTTATTTTTCTAATTAATCTATCAGGTAAGCAATTGTATTCTATTTTTTTCGTAACTGCAGCATAGAATGGTATTGTAAAGTATCCTTGATTTTCATCTAAAATCAAGAAATACATACCCCTATCAAGCTCTAATGATACGGAATCAGCTTCTGTTGATTGCTCGCCAG